TCATTAAATAAGCTGAAACGAGAAAGTTCTTATCTCTTGCTCCACTTCAAGCAATAGTTGTAAGGCTTGCATAAAAGTTATTTGCTCAAAGCTATTCTCCGTAATTTTTAATCTATGTCGTACTTCTTCAATCAACCATCTTATTTCTTCGAACTTCTGGCTTAACTGTTCTCTCCATTTCCCGTTTCTACTTTGTAGAGAGTGGAGATCTCCCATCCTCATCGCTGCTTCTCCAAGCGAATCTCTGTAGAGTTTCAGAGACTCGAACTGTGTTATCATTCCATTCAAATCCTCCGATGAGGATCTCAATTGCATTTTTGACATCCTTGTCAGTATGTCCTGGAAGAGAAGGTAATGGTGAGATTTCGCCTACAATTGCTCCTTCTTCCGTAAAAGCTCTAAGTAGTATCAGGGCTTCAAGCCGATTGAAAATCACACTGAAATTTGCTTTCAATGTGATGTTTTTGTCCACTATTGCTTGGTCCATTCTAATGCATAGGGACCCTGTTATTTTCTGTTTGGGAATGAGCATTAACCAATCTCTTGACATTTCTTCAAGAGTCATGTCAGTTAGATAGCGTGGAGCTGGCACTGAAGCAATACTCATTTTAAATGCTTCATCTGACTCTTCCTCTAAAATCCGCTCCACTATATGCTTTCCTTCACGCGTGGCAGTTCTGATGTCCAGACCAAGAGTGCTGCTTCTTCCTCTCAGGGACTTCTGATCTCGGCGAAGCCGGTCTAGAAATGGGGCATCACCCATTTCTTGGTCTGCAAATCGTTTGCGGACATGCCAAAGAAAGCAGTCTACCTGGAAGCTTGACACAGTATTGGAATCCAT